TTTGTCTTTCGAGTTTGTCTAAAATCTTGTTGATGGTTTTGTTGTATACCCACTGAAGACCATCTTGAAGCGTCTCAAGTGTTTTTTCGAGTCGAGTGTTACTTTCAGTCCATTCTCGATTGTATTTTTTATCCATGTAGCGATCATGAACATAACTGACCCAACGATCATTATAGGATTTAATCGACACTTTCATTTTTCATCTCACCATCACGAACTACATACCTATAAACAGGACAACCACTAGACTTAATGTAAGAACGCCCACCATCAATCATATTACCATTCTCAAACTTTTTATAATCATGGCGATGTGCGCTGTATTTTAGATTACCATCATAATCTTCAATGAGACCAAATTCAAAATCTTCAACTTTATCTGCATTGGTAATCATTATATTACCCGAATGATTTTGATACAACCCAAAATACCTGTTACCAAACTCAGGATGTGGCGTGTCACGATAAAAGATATCAGTGGCTTGTGAGCCTTCTTTTATAGTCGTAGAGGTGCAAACATAAACTTTTTCAATATCAAATTGTGGCTCGTGTTTAATCATTATGATCCCATTCCTCCAATTACACGATCAGTTTTTTCATAGACCACAGAAAAATCACATCCATAAGCCGGGCAAATTTCAATTTTATCAGGTAGCCCATTGTTATCCTTGTTTCCAAGTTCATTAGAGATAAAGTAATGACCAGACTTTTCTGGAAACACTTTACGCAAGATGTTTTCTAATTTTTCAATATACTCCTTGGCGTCTTTTAAAGTATCAAGTCGGTTAGATATTTCGTTCATTTTCAATCACTCGTTTTGATTATAGCCTTGCGAATCCATCCGACCTTGTAATCCTTACTCCATCCTCTAAGATAATCATTATCTTTATCAAATAGTTCCAGCATTTCATCTTCGTTCATGGTAGTAGTGTCTGTAATGTATTCTCCCATATGTTTTTGAGAGAACTCTTCACAATTTTCCTGCGTTACAGTGTCTTCAGCCCATTCAATTGCAGTGCCGTGCAGCTTAGGCAAATCATCCTTATGCATTACATAACGCATACGATACGATGAAATACAAGTTACAACAACGTAATCTTTTTCTTCTACATTATCAGTCATTATTATCTCCTCATCTTTGCTAGTTCTTCAGCATCTTCAGCAGAAAATACTGGTACCATGTTGCTCTTATGCATCGTTGCAATGCCAAGTAGCTTACGTTCGCCACTATAGACCTTCTCGTCTTTCTTAGCACTGCTACTATTATAAAATTGGTCGGAGCGGCAAGATTCGAACTTGCGACCCTCTGCTCCCAAAGCAGATGCGCTACCAGGCTGCGCTACGCTCCGTTTGGTGGGCCCGGCAGGATTCGAACCTGCGACAACGCCGTTATGAGCGGCGGGTTCTGACCGCTGAACTACAGGCCCTTTATATCCCATCTTCTTGAGAAACTTTGCATGAGCAGCATCTGTTTGTTGCTGCTTCTTCGACTTCTTCTGTTTCCGCTTCTTAGTACTCGTTGTACTAAAGTAAACAGGTAGCATATGCATCGTCATCTCTGTTTCTCCTCATTAGTATTATTATATACTATACGAGAAGGGATATAAAGTCAACCTTTTTATGAGGGAATTTTTGGACCTTTATCTGCTGGTTCGGGGAGATTCTTTTTCATATCAAACTCCCACTCTAGTGCTTCATTAATTTCAACGATGAAGCAAGCATAGCCTTCAGGGTCAACACCAAGAACAACTAAATCTTCTTTATGAGAATATACACCTACGAATACATCACCTTTAGCGGTTTTTGTCAGCCCACTTGCAACCAAGGCATAACCTTCCTTTTTAACATACTCTGCAATCTCTTTTGCATCATCACAAATCAGACTGACTGGCATAGTAAATATAGCCGATTTTGCGGGAGTTGAAATCATAATAACACCAGCAACAGTAAGGGCAGACAGTAACTTAAACATTATATTTCTCCTTGTATGAGACTCTGGCATCGACAAACTCTTCAATGAAGTTGTCTCTATTTTCAACAAACACTTGTGGCTCAGAGCCATCGACCGCAACAATCACTACGGTGCGACTGACTGGGATTTCAGTCCGTTCTTCATACATCACAGCATAGCAAGATGCTTGCATAAAGTAGTTAGAAATCCATTCTTTCTTTTTGGGTTTACGAGATGTTTTGAAATCAATAATGGAGAGTTTACCGTCGAACTCTGCGATACAATCTACCCTGCCTGCTGTTTTCAGAAAGTCTGAATACAGAGGTGCTTCTAGATATTGAATGTTATCAATATACTGATCTAGGATAGGTTGGATTTGTTTGAACGTAAAGACGTTAGCTGGCATCTGACCATCAAGATAGTCAGGCTTATTGTTGAGGTAGTCTTCACAGATTTGGTGAATTTTTGTACCTCTTGTACTAGCCTGTGTGGAAATGCGATTGGCTTCTTCTGCGCCAACACGTTTTCGCCAAGCAGCAATACCTGCTTTGCTTAGTTCTGATAGTATAGTCGTAACTGACGGATAGCGGTTTCCATCAGGCGTATTGTACACCCTACCGCTACCCGTCGTTTCAGCAATTAGCTCCGTTAGAGTTGGAGCATTCACATGATTAAAGTGTTTCATCAATCTAGTCCCAGTTTGGACCTCGCTATAATATAGGACTTCACGAGGTCTGAGCGAACAATATCTTCAGCAGTGAATTCGATGAAATCGAACTCTTCCATACTATCTATAATGCGTAAAAATTCTCTCAATCCGCTCAGTTCTTTTTTTCGCTCGCTTGTCAAGTCGTCTTGACGAACATCACCACAAAATATAATCTTACAGTTTTCACCAACTCTTGTCATCACAGAATGCAACTCCATCGCATTCATATTTTGAACTTCGTCTACAATAATAACACAATCATCTAATGTAATACCACGAACAAACGAGGTTGACATAAACTCTACGATGTTCTTTGTCTTTAGTATCTCGTAAGCGTCACCACGATCAAATAGCTTTCTAGCAATGTCTTGATAAGGCGCTTCATACACCTTCATCTTCTCTTTCTGATTGCCGGGTAAGAAACCCATATCTCTCGTTGGTACTACTGATCTGATGATGAATACTTTATTAAAAGATTTGTCTTCAAGCACAGACTTCAGTGCTAGATACAAACCAATGAAGGTCTTTCCCGTACCAGCGATACCATGAAGCATTAGATGATAATCGTTGTGCCAGGAATGAAAAGCGTCTTCTTGTGCTATTGTTATTGGTTTGATTGAGTTGAGTTTAAACTTCTCTCCTACGTTCAGGTTTCCAGATTTGTCCAAGACTTTATCTTGGCGCAGTTTTCTTTTTTGTCTTTTTGTTAAGCGTTCTGGACTTGTGAGCATGGATTGTCCTATTTTGTTTGAATGTTTGATCCCCTATTGGCTTTTTTCACTCTCGTCAAAACGTCGTTGAACCCGTTATCAATTTTACCAGTAGTACTACCAGTACCTGATACAATAGCAGGTGCAGAGACTAACATTTTATAGCTACCATCCTTAATAACTTCTTGTGCTTCCTCCCATGTACAAAAGGTTGTCATAGTGTCACCAGTTTCAATATTCTCAAATGAATATGTAGGCATTATATTTCTCCAGTGACGATGTTATATATTTGTTTCCAATTTCTTGCAACACGCATATTTGAAGTAATATAGTTTTGATTGTGAGTGTGTCGCATAAGAATTGGATTGAGGTTAAACTTCAATCCACATTCTGCATTCTCTACTTTATCTTCAATCCACCAGCATTCTGAATCCTGAAACTTCATCAACTCAGCGTCTTTGTCAGCACCCGTTTCAATACAAGTGATAAAGTCAAAGACATTTTCTCCGAATACTCTCACCAAGTTTTCTTCACGGAGGGCTGTAGCGTATGGATTAGTAGAGAGTGATGTAATCACGCCGAAGATATATCCATGCTCTTCGTTCAGCTTTTTTACATACTTCACTGAATCTCTGAGTGCGGGTAGAAACCCGATCCAAGCACTCTCATTAAACTCTGTTACAAGCCTACGACCATCAGCTTTGTCAACAACCTCATCGAATATCTTATCGATGCCATAGACTTGTTGATAGCCATCAGATAGTGTATATCCCTTTTCATCCATAAATTGGAAGAATCGATACGACCAGTCAAGTAGTACACCATCACAATCAGTTAGTATCAATTTAGAGTTCTTCATAAACCTCATTCTCTCGAATCTTGTTTTTCTGACGACGCCGTTCTTGATAGGCGTGTTCTTTTGCTTTTTTAGCGACTCTGCTTTTCTTTACTCTACGCTCAAATCGATTTGGGTCGTCGTCCCAAACGTTTTTCTCTCGACGATAAGTTTTACCCATTTTTAGTCTACTTGTCCTCTACAATTAAATTCGAAAATGCTTCGTTGATAGTCTTTGCAGTTAGTCCCTTGACACGCTTTCCATCTTTCATATCGATAAGAAGGAGTGCATCATCCTTATTGACAGTCTCAAGCAGTTGAATGAACAACTGTTCTCTCTTCATTGGCTTGACGTTTGTGCCAGTGCCTTCATAGAAATATGGAATACGCTTTGAATTCGTATACAGCATACCATGATCGTCTACTGCTTCTGATGGTGTGTATGGAGGAGCGCCTTCAGGTAAGAGACACTTGAGAGAAGGGCAGTACATTGCTTTGAGTACTGTCTTCAATGGCTTTGCTTCATTCTGCTTGAGCCATTTCACTTTCTCAGATTTTGTTTTCATCTTAGATGCTTTGCCTAAGATTTCAGAGATAGATAGTTGCATTTAAAATTCACCTATGTTTTCAATCAAATTCTTCAATCGTTTTTCAATGAAGTAGTTAAAGAGTTTAGAGCGATCACCGCTCTCTTCATTGTATTTAGTCATCACTTCTTCTTGAATATACTCAGGCACCATAGACAAGTCAATCATTGCTTTGTTGCGCTGATACCCTCGAAGAGCATATTCATTCTGAAAGCAGTCGTTTTCAATTTCGTCCATGAACTGCTCAATACGCTTTCGAGTCATTGGCTTCTGCCGTTCTCCCATAACAAAGCAATCATCTGCTGATAGCATGTTAGGCACACCATCACCCGCATCACCCTTCATAATGTGTTCCATTATGTATTGATTAGGATTAGCATGACGAATCCAACGCTTACGAATGGGATCGTATTGTGTTACATTAGCATACTTATGCAGTTGAATAAAGTCTTTATCAGCAGAAAGAATCAAAATCTTTTCTGTTGAGCCAGCGTTCAGTTCAACACCAAACTTATGACAGATTGTACCAATAGCATCGTCTGCTTCAGCACGGTCAACCTGAACTGTTTTGTATGGGAAAATTTCTTTGAGTTCATCCCGCACAAGATTTAGGATACGAAACAGTTCGTTCCAATTGAGTTCAGAGGTCTCACGAGATTTCTTGCGATTTGCTTTATAGTATGGGAATATGTCTCGCCGCCAGTAGTTCTTATCATCGAAACAGAGAACGAGTTCTCCATAATCTTTGACGAACTTCCGACGATACGAGCGAATTGAATTGAGAACCATATGTCGAATGAGACTTTCTTCAAACTCGACATTATGATGGTTGCCAATTTGAACCATGACGTTACTAATCATCACCTGATTCATATCAACTAAAATCACTTGTTTTGTCCTTCATTGTTACTATACTTAATATATATCATATCGAAACAAATGTCAACTCTTTTTCTAAAAAGATGATAAAAATTGCGTCCATTCCTTTTGACGGCGAGACCAATTGAAAGTGTTGTTTGTATTGTGTATTTGTAAATTCATATCTAACACACCATATGTTTTGATATGCTCTATAGCACTCTCCAAATACCTATGCGCTCTGTTAGCGTGAATCTGCACATCCTCATCCCACTGATACATAGTAGTCATATTAGCAGCAGTCTCAGGAAGAGCAGCATAGTTTGGATGGACACAGAGACACTGACCCATGATAGCGAATCTTTGGATGTTGCTTGAGTTGATCGAACAGAGCCTTGTATGGCTCATCTCTTTGCTCCCATCCATAAATCTTGAACGAACTATACACATCAAGTTCAATGTTATCATGCTGTTTAGATAGAGCGTCAAAGATAGGATACAGTAGACCCAGCCCACGATGAGGCGTCGTATGATAGATGATACGAATTTTACCATCATTCGGCTTCTTATGCTCAACAATAGGTTCAATAGCATTCTTGAGAATATGAGAGTGATTGTATGGCACACCCAGAAAATCATGATACTGTTGAAACTGCCACTGAGAGACGAACACCAGCTTATCATACTTCTTATAGCCACCATCTTTCAAATGGGCTACTTCAGGGTCTCCTGCTAGATCATGACATACAAGAATCTTTTTCAAATCATCTCGAAGTTCACGAGTGCGAGAGTGGATGATCTGAAAGTTCTTTAGCAACTCTTGAGGAATACGTTGTTGCATTCCAATTGCCATCATTTCAGTTCCACCCATCGCATTTTGTGTCAACTCATTACGAATGAGTTCGCCTGCTACGATTTCGACCAATGGAAATCACTCTGATGTAAATAGCTGTTGATCTCAAATCTAACCATGGACTCAATTCGAAAAGACCGCCAAGCCTCTTTCTCTAAATCCCATACAGCAATTGCTTTGGGTTCATCTTCAGACTTGTTTATAACCTCTTCAATGTCCTTTTGCTCTGGTAGATATTCCTTTTTAAGAGTACACCACATCGTTCGCATATCGCCGTTTACCTTCTTAAAGGTAACCCAACAACGATCACTGCGTAGCTTCTCTTGAATAGCCGAATAGTCCATCATATCCTCCACTTGTTCCTTCTACATGATCTAGAAATTCTGTAAACTCTTCAAAGACATCATCATTAAAAGTTATGATGTGACTTCCATCTGAAATTCTATTATATACAATTACATATTGACGCTTGTATGACCTCACGATTTTTAGAAACTGATCACGAATCGTATCACTTTCATCACATTGCAATACATACTTACCCTGCATCAACCGGCGCCTTATCTTTCATTGCCCAGCCACG